GTTTTATAAGCCTCTGAACCAGGCATAATTCCTTGGTTTGCTAATTGCACATCACTAGAAGCAGATTGTCTTGCCAATGATGGTTGTAACCTTTGCATAATTGCATCGGTGTAAGATTGCCCTGGGTCTATTCCGTAAGAAGGTAATTGACCTTGGTTAATTTGAGTGTTTACATTGTATTGAGGTAATGTTTTTAAAGCATTTGGGTCTAATTGTTGATTATTTAATTTAGAGCCGTAATACCCCATGCTCGCTAAATCACCGCCACTAAAGGTTTGAGCTTGAACAGGTTGATAAGCGCTTGGGGCTTGGAAACCTTGACTGTAAGTATTGGCTAAATTACCTAAATTAGAACTAATGGCATTACCAAGCTGGGGGGCTGCTGTTTGGTTGGCAGTCCAAGTAGGGTTGCCATTAGCATCTGTCCCTTGAACATAATTCAAACTTCCATAAGGAGTATTTTGATTTATTCGGTTAGCTATAGTAGTTGCTTGAGCATTAGCTAAGTTTCCCGCAGCCGTATCTTGTGCCGCTTGGGAATAATTTGGCGTATCCACCGTTTTAGGTGAACCAAATACTGCGTTTGTAATAGGACTTAAAATTCCGCCACCGCCACCCATATCATGCTCCTTGTAAGGGCGCTTTAATGCCGAGCCATCGACAATTTTCACGCCTCATTGCTAATATAACCAAATCCCCATCCATATGGGCATCTTCGATATACGCTTTATCTACAAAACCAAGGTGTCGGTCTAACTTTAAGGCTTCTTCATTTGTAGAAGCTACTGACGCTAGTATAACCTTAACCCCTAGTTTATTAAAGGGATAATTAAAACACGCCCACAATAAATCCTTATTAATCCAATTCGGTACTATGGCGGCTGTGTGCATTTGGCAGGAATTATCCATAATATTGTCAAAAGCCACTACCGCCTTTACTTCACCATCTATTTCTTGCCCTATAAATGTTGCATAAGAGCTAAATTGCATCCCTAAAACCCCTGTAATCCAACCCCTTAAATGAGCCTGATTATCAGTAACAACTTTCCTCAAAGAACGCCCCCCCTCTCCATAACATAGTCGGAACTAGCCCAACGGACATCAATTCCTTGAGATACAACTTTCATTACAATGCCGCCAGAAAAGCCTAATCCTGTAACGCCTTGCCAGTTCTTAGTAATACTGAGGTTTCCACCCCAAACACTTGTATCCCAAATAGCGTTATCCCAAGTGCCTGTAGTTGTGCTAATAGCATTAAAACTAACCGCACCAAGGTCGTTTTGTACCGCAAAATCCGTATTTACACCGCATAAAACGCTGGGTACGCCATTATCTGTTTGGAAGATAGGCCGTACTAAAGTAAAGCGTTTTAACTGCCCTCTAGCATCAAAATAAGAATAAGCCTGTTGAACTTCAGCGCTAATGTTATTGCCGTTATCTGAAGATGCATCCCAAAATCTAGCCACATAACCCGTACTGCCAAAATACATAACATCACCGCTTAATTCCCAACAATTAGCATTAAGTCCTGTAAAGCTACACCAAGCCCTAGAAATGGTGTGCATACAAAATTGTTTAATTCCCTCACCAGAAGGAATATTAATAATAAGCATATTTTCACTAGCGTAATAGGCAATTTGCCAGCCAAAATTAGTTGAATAAAGGGTAGCTTCTTGAGAAATAGCGTAGTAAATCTTATCGGTAATGTTGACTCTAGGGTCTAAGCGGCTTGATTGAAGTGCCGAAGCTAGGGGAACTAAGCCATCTTGAGTAAGTAGTAATAAGTCACCACCCCACTTTAAAAAACATCTACGGTTAAAGATATACCCTAATTGCCATACACCTTTAAGCGCCCATGCTGTTACATCTGATGGGTCTGTACCGTTATAGACAATAGCTTCACCCATATTAGTAACAAATACTGCATAGTCATCAGCGCCTTGACCAGCATCAATAGTCCATGTTCCCATTGCCTGAAGGAAACCACCGTTACGGGCAATACCACCAAAATCTAAAGCAGAAGCAGCGCCAGATACCGAATTAACAGGCAAATACCACACTTTCATAGTGTTCTTTTGGGTATAAAAAAGCCTGTTTTTAAACAAATTTACATGAATAAAGGTTGATGAATCTACCCCTGTAATAGCGTAATTAACGGTATAAGTGCCTACAACCGTAGCACTCCCGGCTGGGTTTGTTAGCATTACATAAGTAAAGGTGCTATTACCCGTCTTAGTAATCTTAAAAGTACCGTTATAAGCTGCTGCAGTTGCGCCAGTTACCGTAATACTGTTTCCTGTAACCAATCCATGAGCTACTGCAGTAGTAAGAGTGGCTGTAGTTGTTACATTAGTAATTGAGCTAATTGTCTGTGCAGTTGAAGTTGCAGCTATATTTATCCAATTTGTGCCATCGTATAAGGCGGCTGGGTCTGTGCCATTAACCGCAGACATAAAGCTACCGCCAGGCGTTGTAATGTTGATATGCTGAAGTTTATCAACTGTAATGTCGTGAACCGAGCTTGCAGTCGTACTCGATACATCATAAATTTTTGTTCCTGCAGCCGCAAATAGCTTTTGGGAAGTTGCTGCGTAATTCATTAAAGAATTAACTTTATCCGTAATTTGGATTGTATAAGCCCCTACAGTCGTAGCGCTACTTGCTGGGGTACTAGCCATTACATAAGTAAAGGTTGTGCTTCCTGTAGAGGTAATAGTGTAAACACCGTTATATTCAGAAGGACTTGCCCCACTTACGGATATTTGAGTTCCTGTGGCTAAAGCATGAGCAACAGTAGTTGTTACCGTTGCAGTAGTAGTTACACGAGTAATGCTTGATATTGTCTGAGCGCCCGTAGATGTTGTTAAAAGGGAAAATTGGGTATATCCCTGTCTTAACTGAACATCTGTAGGTGTAGGAAAGAAGTTATTAAGCGTAACAGCGTCAGTTGCAGGCATTTCCGCAATAGAATCTCTAGCGTTCCATCCCCCAATGGGGGAAGTAATACTAGCGGTTATAGCGGTATTTGACTTAGGCTGCGCCATTATGAACCGTACCCAGTATCGGGAATATTAGCGTAGCCAATAAGCACTTTAGATGGATATGGGGCAAATGATAAGGTAGCAGCGCCTTTATCGTTAGCTTTAACTACACTTAAATAACGCTGATAATCTTGTTGCAACGCAGTAGTATCAAAAGATTTGACTTGAAAATACTTAAGTTTAGTAAAGATAACCAATAGACGGTCATCAAAGAAAGTCGTGTCAGTATCAGCCGTAAAGCTGTTTTTTACTGTGCCTGTTGATGATTCAGCCCAACCCTTAGAGCGATACTCAAAACCGAGATATTCGGTTGTGGTCATTGGCGGCCAAATTTGAAACTTACCACCTAGAATACGCCAACGAACCCTAGGGCCAGTTGAGATATATCCAGATTTCAGCCATTGCCATTGTTGAGCATCTTCAGGGCCTAGCATTTCCCAATGTTTAGTTTTGTCCCATTGCGTACGGTCTGTAATGGTTTCAAAATCATCAGGTAAATTATAAATAGTTTGGCTAAAGTTAACCGTACCGCCTGTGGTCGTTGCCGAGGCTATTTGGCTCATTGTTACTTGAGTCGATGAGTCTACTGTAGTTACATAGGTATCTTGATTAACTGCCGTACCTGTAATTGAGTATTGCGTGGTTAATCCAGCAGTTGTTGGGATACCTGTAATAACAGTAGAGCCATCTATTGTGCTACCAGTTGTAGCTACATATTGAGTGTAAAAACGATACTCTTTCTCTAAAGCCTGCCAATCAAACTCTTTGGTTAAATCATAGCCAGCACCATTCATTAACGCCAAAATCTGTTGGGTATCTTGAGATGGATTACCTGCTACATAAGTAGGAACGGCAAGGTTTAGTTCTGCGGTGACTTGTTGCACCAATTCGAGCATCGTTTGGGACATATTAGGCTACCTTTAGCTTACGGGGTTTTGGTTTCTTTTCCGCAACAGCCGCAAGTATATTAGCCATCTGTTCCTGCATTTCGGCTATTTTCGCATCTGTGTCTGCCTTAATTTTAGCATTTTCTTCCCTTAATGCTTGTAATTCTTCTTCTCTTTTGGCTACATCTGCCGAATCAGCAGCTAAATTAAGATAAGCCTTGGCCTTTTCCCTGAAATTATGGGGGGACATTCCAGCAATCATGCCGATTCTTTGCAGTTGTTGGTCAGAGCAATGAGCCACAGCTTCTACGGTATAAAACTTGAGTCCTCTAAGTTCATCAGCCTGGCTACGGGTTACTTGAGGCCATTGTTCAATCGGAGTACCGCTAAATCCCTCTTGATTGCCGACTTTGTTTTGATAGTTAGCCCATTGGATAGGAAAACGGGTTTTATGGCTTTCTGCTGCATAAGTGTCAATTTCACTTAAAGAATCGCCAGGTACTAAAATTCGTACAAAATCAAATTCTTTAAAAATCGGTCTACCTGCGGCAATAGATTCTTGCTCTTGGTTTACAGACCGTTTATAGAATTGGACTGCTAATCGTGAATCTGCATTACTGCTATCGGACTCTATGCCCATGAATATCTCCTAAAGTGGTTTAGGTACTACGGTTAAAAGAAAAAGGGCTACCCTTTTGAGATAGCCCCGTTTTTACAACATCTTCAATTTTTAAACTGAAGCCTTACCAAACCAGCCATAGTCACCAGAAGCCATTGCGATTAATGGGCCTGAATATGTACCTGCGGATGGAGTTGCAACAAAAGTTGAAGCATTTACTGAGCAAGTGGTTAATGATGCTGCAATAGCAGCGCCAGCTTGTGCGAATACATAACGCAAGCCATCAGAACCAAATACCTCAGCACCTAAAGGGCCAAATGAAGGCAAGTTAGGACTGGTTACGGTTTGAGGATTATTCAAATCGACACCAGAGAGGGGGGTAATTGTATATGCCATGATTTATTTTCCTTTTCTATGGATTAAGAGCCAGTTAACAAACCTTGGAGGAACGAGTTACTTGTTGTCAAGTTACCAGCCCAGCCATAGAGTTTAACGATTGCATCTTGGTTAATTGATTGACGCTCGCCACCGATAGGAACGAAATTACGCTCTTTGTGTGGGCGGAAAGATATGTAGTTTGTATTCAACATATACATATAAGTCGCTGTTTCTTGTGCGCCATAACCGCCACCCAAGACCACATCAGCAGAAGTACCACCACCGTAGAACTTGAGCGATGCAAAACCACTTGCACCTGATTCTTCGGAAGCAATACGCTGGATAGCTTGCAATGCGCCTACATAGTAGGTGTATAGCGTGTTACCAGCAACGATTAAGTCAGCCTTGTCTGTACCACGAATCTGCTTGATTGAAGCAGAAGTCATAGCTGCAAGAATGGTCGAAGCCGAAGTTGCGCCTGTAGTGATTTGGTTCTGCCAGAAAGTCCAGTTGGCACGATTGATACCACCGTAAGTACCAGTAGTAGGAGTAGCTGAAACTGCAGCACCCAAACCATCTAAGTTCTTACCGCCATTACCTGTACCGTCACCATATAGGTCACCAGAGATACGGTTTAACAAACGAGCTTCTGAAACTTGCATACGACCATCTAACAGGTCAATAATTGCTTCTTTTGAGCTATTTTGTAACATTTCTAGTCCACTCATTGTTACGCTATCTGCATATTGAGCAATTTTGTATTGAGCAGCAGAAATTGGGCTGTCTGGAGAAATGTTTAACACTTCATAGCCACTATACGAGTTAGCGTTATTGGTGTTAGGGTCGTTATACATAATTTCTTCAAGGATTACATTACCGCCTGAAAATGGGCGAATGTTACCTTTGCTGTTTAGGCGCTGAAGAATTGCGTTGTTTTGTGTTAAGTTATCTGCCAATTCACCGCTACGAGATTGAATCGTGGTAGCGATAATATCGGTGATAGCACTATTAGCAAATGCCATGATATTTTCCTTTAAAAACGGCCAAAATTAGCCTAGTTAAACCCGACCCCCATTATTAGCTTCCATCTGTTCAGCCAATACTGAGCGTCTATCCTTTTTATCTCCTGAGGTAGCTGTTCCGCTAGGTGTAACAGAACGAGGACTAACTGCAGCAGCCTTAGCTTTAGCTACTTGCTGTGCTTTTGAAGCCTGTTTTTGCGCTTGAGTAAGGAGTCTATCCTGCTCTAAGGCCCAAACATCAGGGTTTAATCGCACCGCTTTGTCATAAGCCGTTTTTAGGTCTTGGGCAAAACCAGTCTCAAGTAATTGAGCCATCTCTCCCTTCACCACTTCAAAATGTGGGTGTTTCTCCACATCACTACTAAACTTTGAGATTTCAGCCTGCAATCGGCTTTCTTCCTCTTGTGCAAATCTACCCTTAATTGAACTAACTTCATTATTCATATACTGAAGCTGTTGCATCAACTGTTGGGTATACGGGTCTTGTTGTTGTTGAACAATCTCACCGCTACTATTTAATTGTATACCATAATCTTGTGCAAGTCGTTGAAACATCTCAATTCTTTGGTTTTGCGGAGCAGTTGATAACACCATGTGCGCTCTACCTAAGTTATTAATCCACGCTGCAGGACTAATTCCTTGTTTTTGTAACTCAGGCACAAACGGGGCGATTGCTTCCTCGTAACCTTTAGCTCTGTCTGCTTCTGCCTTATAAGTTGATACGCCTTTCTTGTATTCAGACTCACGCTGATTAGAATATTCGGCTAATTTGCGACCTTCTTCCGCAGTTAATTGCTGTCCTGTGGTGATTTTGTCCCAAATTGGGAGATACTCTTTTTTCCAAGTGCTAGGGCGAGGTAGTGCATCCTTTGGCGCATCCGTAGCCTCAGATTCAGATTCCTCAGACTCCTGGGTAGGTTCTTCTTGCACGATTTCATTATCAATTTCTGCTTTAGCGGATTCTTTGGAAATGTTGTCCTCAACCACTTCGATAGTCTTTTCGTCTGGTACATCTAAAGTTCCTTCTTCTGATTGTTCAAGGGCATTTTCCAACATATCCCGTCTGCTTAATTCCTCTGCCATGTGATTCTCCTATTTATATTGAAGTTTTGCGTATGCTAGTTCAGCGATTTGCTGTTTTCTTGCCTCTTTAGACTTGGTACTCATATCTACAGTCTTGTGGGCCGTAGGTACATCGTTACCAAGCTCAATCATTCCATGCTGTTTTAGGTGGCTTCGGTGATGGCTTCGGCTTTTAATCCAAGTGCCGTCTACCATAGATACATAACCGCCAATGTCAGGCATAACCATGTGGGTTAGCTGTTTAGGTTGGTTTTGTTTCTCATGCCAGGACTTTTTAGCTTCCTCTAAACCAAGGGTAGGAGTCCAAATTTCCATAAAATACTCCTCATCGGTCAATTTTTGGACATGGCTACCTTCGCTCCAGCCGCATTTAGGGCAAATCATCACATTCTCCTTATTAAATCGGGTACTTGGTCGTATTCTTCGGGTTTTAAAGCAACTACAGAGTCATACCAGCGCCCATTTTTCCAGCGCCAACAGACAAATTCTTCTTTAGGTAGCAAAACTATGGTTTTAATGCCAAGTGCGCCTGCTAAGTGGGCAGTTCCAGTATCCACAGTCACTATGCCCTTACAGGCTTTCATGTGTTTAGCGGTGGTATTCCAATCTTGCTGCCAACCGTCATTGGGTAAAGGCAAGAAATTGCCATTGCTTTCAGGATTAAAGCTATAACAATCATCTCCAACTAATTCGGTTATCTGTTGGGGGTTTATTGACTTAATATAGTGCAGATTGCCCTTAGAAGCCCCCCAGTTGACTCCAATCTTTTTAGGTATGTTGGTAGCCACTACATCAAAATAACCCTCTGAAGCCACGATTTTGCTCTTTGTAACGGGAAACAGGGTTTTAGCATAGGGCATAGCTAATGAGATGTAATGAGGTAGCGAAATGTTCCCTATCCAATAATTTGAGCTTAAAACATCATCGCCTTCATTGGCGTTAGTTAGAACATCGATACATTCCATTTGCCCAATTAACCTAAGAACTGATTGATGAGCTAAGAATGTAACCTTTTTAGCGCCTAAAACTTTTAAAGCAGGTAGAAATCTAGCGTATTGAAATATATCCCCAAACCCTTGTTCTGCAAGAACTACAATAGTTTTGCCTAATAAAGATTCGCCTCGCCAAGGTGATACGCCTTTGGGCTTTTGAATATAAGCGTCTATTAAATTACCCTGAACTTCAGGATGCCAACGATATTCAAATAAACGAAATCCAGCTTCATAACGCCCTGCGTGTAGATGGTCGTAAGCTAGTCTATATTCTTGGTGCGGATTTACAGTAGTAATAAGATGGCTTCCTCATCGTCTAATTCTGCCTGGCGCTTTGCTTCTAAAACCGCTAACTCTTGTTCCAACTTTTGTTTAGCTTGTCTTATTAACACCGCATCAAACAAATCTTGTTTTTGTCGTTCAAGATTAGCGATGAGAGCATCATAATTGGTTACTTCTGACGGTGTATCTTCGCTAACCTGTTGATTTGATTTTACTTTATTTTTGTTAAGTCTGCGAGCTTTTGACTCTGGGTCTACTAAGTCCCGAATAGTCTGCTTGCGTAATTCTTGCTCAGTCTTAAAAGCTAAAAGGCGTTTTTCTTCAGCCTTTATGCGCTTTTTCTCTAATTTTTTATAGTGATTCCATTCTTCTTTAGTCCACCCATCACCGCCTGTTTGACCAGTTGGTGTAGGTGTTATGACTATTTGAAATGCGTTGTTTTGAAACGCATTGACTTGAAATGCTGTAGCCATTACGCAGTATAGGTAGAACTGCTAGTAAATGTATGTATTGTCGAACCACCAGATGATGTTACTGTACCGCCTGTGCCACGCTGAGAACCTGTGTAGCTAATAATTACTATGCCTGAGCCACCATTACCGCCAGTTGCGCTTGCAGCGTTTCCGCCACCGCCACCACCAGTATTGGCTGTTCCAGCTACACCAGTACCTCCACCTCCACCACCAGCACCACCAGAACCAGGAGTATTTTGACGGTCACCACCGCCTCCACCGCCAGAATAAGTTACAGAAGCGCCTGATATTGATGAAGCTGTACCAGCGCCACCATTACCGCCATTAGTTGTTCCAGCGTTAGCACCAACGGCACTTGCGCCACCGCCTCCACCGCCAGCATCGTGCGTAGATGAAATACCAGTACCACCAGCAAAACCCTGTCCTGAAGTTCCAGCACCTCCAGTAGTTCCAATACCAGCAGTACCAGCAGAGCCTCCTCCTCCAGAACCGCCAGAAGCACCATTTCCTGTAGAAAAAGTACCACCAAGACCGCCACCTACTGCAGTAGCTATTGAACTTAATATTGAACTTGAGCCTGAAGTAGAGCCACCAGTTCCACCAGCACCAATAGTTACTGTATATGCTGTTCCTGCTGTAACAGTTGTAGCGGCTGTAGAAATAAAACCACCAGCACCACCACCGCCACCTCCGTTAGAACCGCCACCACCTCCGCCAGCAATAACTAATGAAGCTATGCTGTATGTTTGTGTAGTAATAGCTGTCCAAGTCGTGCCAGAATAAATTTCAAAAGAACTTAATGTCGTGTTATATCCTTGCTGACCAGCAACAGGGCTTGATGGTCTACCAGCAGTAGTCCAGTTAGCAGGGCTTATACCGTTAGTACCATCAATAATTACACTCATCTTATGCCTCTAGTTTTTCAGGTACTTCCCAAAGCCAAGTTGTTTCATTTAGCGTTGCATCATCGGCAGGTTTAGGTGCATAAAACACATCGTGTGTATGGTCATATGTATAACCAATACCAGCGTAGTTGCCTCTTAATGGTCTACCTTCAGGATGTTGATTACCTTGGGTGTTATAGGATGTTTGAATCCAAGTGCCAGGACTTGTATCAACAAATGTATTAAAAAACTCGGCTTCAGCCACAATTACTTGTGTAACTTTACCGTCTACTACTTTTGCATAATGGCTCATGCTAATTGTTCCTCAGTAGGTTTTGTTAATGTAGGATGATTCCAGACTGCTATGTAATCGCCTTTACCATCAGAATCATTTTGTAAAATTACACCGCCCATAGGCACTAAGTCATTCTCTGAAAACTCAGGGTAAATAGTTTTAATTTTTTCAAATAATGTCATTATGCTGTCCTTGCCAAAAATGCTTGAAAGAATGTATTTGTAGCTCCATTACCAAAAAATGTAGATGTCCCACCGCTAGACCTTGCATAAAACTCAAGATAATCTGTTGTTCCATTCATAGAAATTAATGCTGTAAGTGGTGCTTGCCCTAACAAAATTGATGTTGTTGCGTATAAAAAATTAGTTTTGACAGCAACACCATTTTTATAAATAAGATTATAAAAAGAAGATGGGCTAGAAGCATTGGTATTGTAATAAACTTGAACAGTTACTTGATAATAACCAGCTACATTAGGCGTAAACCTGTAATTTGTTGTATTGTCATAACAAGAAGCAGTATCAAATTCTTCTGTATTACAAGTAACTTTTGTAATAGTTCCGCTAGTAACATTTAAATCCGAACTTGCATAAGCACTAAAAGCAGGGCCAGCAACAGGTAACTGAGAAGTTAAAGCAACTGTACCCGTTGTATTAGGCACAGTAATTGTGTAAGTTCCACCTTGAGTAGTTAAAGCTAAATTACCAGTAGTATCAGCACTCATATTAAGGGCTGTACCTGATGTAGTTCCTGCGCTAATTATCGAAGCCATTATGCTAATTCCTCATCTGTTGGTTTAGCTAATGTAGGGTGATTCCATTGGGCAATATAGTCACCTTTACCATCTGAATTATTTTGAAGTTTAATAATTCCTGTTGAAAAATCAAAATTAACTAATTCAGGGTAAATAGCTAGTATTTTTTCAAATAATGTCATTATGCTGCCCTCGCAAAAAAGCCAGTCATATAAGTTTTTGCAGAACCAAATTCAACAACACCACCGCTTGCAACACTCATATATGTATACAATTCAATGTAATCTGTAGAACCGTTCATTGAAATTAATGTGCCATTACCGCCAGCATATTGAGAACCATTGCCATCAAATAAAATTGCATAACTTGAACCATTTTTATAAATGTAAATAATTTGCCTTGTTATACCAGTACCAGCATAAGATATTTCTCCATTAATTTGATAATAACCAGCTACGGTTGGTGTAAACCTATAATTAGTGGTTGAATCAAAACAACTTGCTGTGTCAAAAGTTTCAGCATTTAAAGTAATTTTTGTATAAGTATTAGTTGTTATGCTTTGATTTGTTGTAGCCAAATAAGCACTAAAAGCTGGGCCAGTTGCCCCAAAAGTGCTTGCTGTAGTTAATACAGTCCCAGTATTAGCTGGCAAAGTCAGCGTATTAGTACCAGCTACAGCAGGTGCAGCAATGGTAATTGTGCCTGAGGTATCTCCTGATACGACAATAGAACTCATAGAACCACCCACCGACTACCCGAAGGTACGGTTATTGAAGTGCTAGTTGCTACTGTAAATGGCCCTACACTCATAGCGTTATTCCCTGTAAGTATTGTGTAACTAGTTGTGTTAGTTATTGCGTTTAATACTAATCCATTAGATGCTTGGACTGCGGGGGCTATCATTAGTCCCGTTGTAGAGTTAAATGTAAAGCCAGAATTAGCCCCAAATGCGCCTGCATTATTGTATTGAACTTGAGTTGTTGAGCCTGCGGGGGTAGCGCTAGGTGTAGCCCATGTGCCATCGCCACGCCAAAATGTAGATGATGTTGCACTTGTGCCGCTATTTAAATTAGTTACAGGAATATTTCCTATGCTGATTGCGGGGGTTGCGCCACCACTTGAAACAATAGGACTTGTGCCTGTTACTGAAGTTACCGTTCCTGAACCTTTACTGTTAAAAATAGTCCAATCGGCAGCACTTAAAGCGCCTCGATTAGTTGCTGAAGCGGTAGGAACTTGTAATGTAATTACTGGGGTAGTTGTTCCTGTGGCAACTGTAGAGCTTAAATCTGTGCCTGTAGTGCCTAAAGTTATAGCAGCTACAGAAGTAACTGTGCCGCTACCCTTATTATTAAATGTAGTCCAATCGGTGCTTGTTAAATAACCATTTACTGAGGTCGTAGCTGCAGCCATGCTTATAGCTGGAGTTGCACCACCACTACTTACTACTGGGGCTGTACCTGTAACGCTAGTAACTGTACCTACGCTAATTGACCCACCAAGGCTTGTGCTTGTGCCGTTAATGGTAATAGCTGAGTTATTTAAAGCTGAATTAGGGATAGATGTAAGACTTGCGCCAGAACCGCTAAATGTTGTGGCAGTTATGGTTGTTCCTGTAATGGCTTTAGGTGTTGTAGCACCAATAGTTATATTGTCCATTGTTCCTACATAAGTAGGATTTATTTGGATTGAATTAACGCCAGTAGGGTTTATATGAACATGACCAGTACCAGTAGGACTAATATCAATTTGTGCGTTTGTACCGTTTAAATTGGTAGAAACATTGATAGACATATTGTCACCACCGCCAGCACCTACACTCATCTGGGTAGTTCCACCTGAGTTTTTAAGGGCTAAACCACCTGAATTGGTAGCTTGAACAATAGGGGTAGTAACGCTTGTAGAGGCAGCTAATGTGGTAACACCTGATACTGCACCTGTATCACCTACTGTGACTACGCTGTTTTGAATCAGCTTGCCTGTAGTGGTATCAAATCTAGCTACTGCATTGTCTGTAGCACTTGCTGGGCCTACTACATCACCACCTAAAGATGGGCTTGTGTTTGTAATAGTAAAGTTAGGGTATGTACCAGTAGTAGATATTCCTGTGCCAGCAGTTAAAACTACTGTTTGGTCGGGTGCGGTGTTTGTAATGTTTAATGTGCCGCTAGTAGTAATAGGACTGCCACTTACACTAATTCCTGTTCCTGCTGTAGCTGCAACGCTAGTAACTGAACCACTACCTTTATTGTTAAAGGTTGTCCAATCGGTACTGGTTAGATAACCATTAACTGAAGTTGTAGCAGCAGGCATTGAGATAGCAGGGGTAGTACCTCCACTAGAAACCACAGGGGAAGTGCCAGTAACCGAAGTTACTAAACCAGATACACCGCTAATTGTGCCGCCAGTAATAGCAACTGCATTAGCATCTTGAGTAGCCATTGTTCCCACGCCTGAAAGGGTATGGGTAGCGTTCCAATCTGACGGCCTGATTAGGCTTGTATCTGCATCATCAGGGATGGTACTGACTTTGGTATGGGTTACTGTAACAGCCATTAATGGACTCCCACTATTTTGCCATTCTCATCTCTGATTACTGTTTTGGGGCGATTTGCCTGTTCTTGTTGTTGTTGCAGCGTATTAATTAATGTTGTCAATGTCTGGGTCATTTGGTCATTGCCTTGGGCGATTGTATTAGCAATCGGGGCTAAAGGATGTTCCATAGCTTGAGCCAAATCTTGATTATCGTTATACGCTTCCATGCCATCATCTACGCCAGCAGAGATACGAGCAGTTTCAATCTTAGCGCCATTGTTTACATAAGCAAGTAAGAGTGCGGTATTGCGCTCCATGTGCATCTTCATCTGGGCTAACTTAGCTTCCATCTCTCTATCGGCTTGATTTCTTTGAGCTTCCAGTTGGAATTTAAGGGTATTTTCTTGTGCCTGGTACTCTTGTTTAGCTTTCTCTAACTCATTCTGAGCCTGCATTTTTTGCATCTCTAACTGTGCTGACATCTGAATCTGTTGAGTTTTAGCTTGGTTATCCATCTGAGCTTTTTGAACTTCAGGTGTTGGCGGCTTGGGTTGGCCTTCCATCTGTTTAGCAGATTCCCTAAATTTATCAGCAGTTTCATCAATCATGCCTTCCATTTGTTTGCCAGCTTTAAACGCTGTTACGCCAAACTTGAGCATTTCCATGAGTAAAGGTGTAAGTTCAGGGGCAGTCTGACCAACAGGTAAAGCAGTCTGAATAAAGCCACTAACTGCTTGCAAGAACGCCATTCTGTCAGCTTTTTCTTGTTCTTCATCCTGATAAATCATGGAGTCAGAGGTAACTTCAATCCTAAAGTTTTTGCTTGCTTCGTCTTTTAAGAGGGCTAGTGCTTGGGGAATGTGTTGCTTATCCGCATCAGATAGCTGCATTGCACCGCTAATCTTAATGATTGTTTCGTCTGTAAAGTGATTACAGATGATTTGCGCCTTGATTCTAAGTAATTCGGTAGCAAAGTCCACTACATTGTGTTGCATTGTCTTTAAGCGACCAGAAGCGTTATTAGACTTAATAATCTGTGCGCCAAGGGTTTCATTCGGGTCTGATTGTCCACGCTGAATATCAGCAATACCCATGATTTCGTAGATTTGATTCTTAACTTGCTCCATAGCTTGATAAGCAGCTATCAAAGCAGTAGCAAATGGGGTAATGTCTACAAGGTCAATAGCACCTCTCATGCCCTGCTTTTCGGCAAATGCTTGCCAGTTCTTAACAGGGATTAAGGTATTGTTTTCGCCTTCAGAGAACAAGCGGCTTAATTCACTAGAACTAGCGTCATAAACTCCACGCACTTTAAGGGCGTTAATCAATCCATCAATACGGTCAGCCAAGGTGTCAAGCTCTCTTGCTTGGTCTTGGTACATCGTGTAGTCAGGGATTGGGTCTAAGCTATCAGTTGTAATCGTTGAATAGAGTGGTTTTGGGCAAGGCCAGAAGTTCTCTAACTGAAGTGGGTCATCTCTTTCATCAAGGATTTTGCCTAATGACTTAGAAATCCATAAGACTTTGCCTGTTTCTTTGTCCCAGATTTCATAGACAATAGCTTGTGATGCGCCTTCGCCCATCTTTTCATTGTAGGTTCTAGATGTGTCAGGCTTTGTATCCAATGGGATACGGTAGCCTAAATCTTCACCAAAACGCTCAACCAATGCAGGGCGATTCATATAGACTTTACGCCATACTGCGGTTACTTCTTCCCATGTCCTTGCTACAGTATGACCAAAATCACGCCAATGCACATAATCCACAGGAGCGCACTCATACTCAATCCGTTCAGGAGCTTCGGCTGCTTCAGCGCCAGGCGTTTCTGATTCATCCGTATCCTCTGTAATCTGGTAACCATCGTCAGGTTCTCCCTCTACATCAGCATTAAAATGTGGCTCATAGCGTACCCAAGCTGTGCCTCTACCACCCAATAGTCTGTCTAATACTGAGTTAGACATAGCGGCTTTATAGTCGGTGTAATGCTCTAATTCAAACTCCAAGGCTCTTTCCAGCATCATTGAAGCTACTCGACCTATTGGGTCGTTATCTCTAAACCTACGGCTTACATCTGGGCGAGGCAGTCTAGCAAAGATAGCTGGGGTGATAGTTTGGACATTAGACCAAAGGATATTAAAGCGAGCATTTGGGTTGTTTTGGTAACGGGTGTCATCTCTATAGCGTTTGACAATTCTTTCTGCCCGATTCTGCCAGTTTTTATATGTCCGTTCATAGGACAAAATGCAGTTATACCAGTCCTCATATGTATGAGCTACTTCGCCTTTAAGTTCTGCCATTAAATTCTCCCACCCGTTGTCCTTTGCTTTTGTTTCCAAAGGTCATTAAGGCTAACATCTGTTTGACCGACAAATAAGCCCTTAATCGAGTCATCTTTCGAGGCAACTTTTTCTTCTTCCCGCCAGGCAATACTCAAATACCTAAAAGCGTCTGCCGAGTGTGATGTCCAATCGTGCCTAGGTCTATCCCTAAACACTTTCTTATCTTCGTCATACTCTCGCTGATATTGCCTTAAACACTCTATGCCTTCCATGCACTTATCACCATCAAACCAAGCTCTCTGTAACGCCATGCGACTTGCTTGTATTCCGTCTTGAAGTGACAAATTTGGCACAATTTTCATAGATTCTAATGGAATTTTAGCAGAAAGTTGCTCAATTATCGACTTTCCACCAGAACTTAATGTTTTAGCTCTAGCGTCATGGGGCAACCAATGTATCCCATAATCGTAATCTTTAGACTGTATTAGCCCTGTATAAAATGGGACTGACTGACCATTACTTGAGTGATGTTCTAAGACTCTTATCTCGCCATGGATGACTTGATACCACCAGATTGAGGTGCTATCTGTATAGCCTAAGTCCCAAGCTGTATTTACTTTATACATAGGGTCATACTCAACCTTAGTAATTCTGCCTTGGTCTGTCAGTAGGCGCATCTCTTTACCGTAGTAAGCACCAACAATAGCACTTTCAAAGTCGCACTCAAACTCTTGTAAATATTGGTCTTGAGTCATAGACTTAGCTGCGTCTGCAAGCTCTGAGTCAGGAATTAAGCCAGTAACACTAGCTCTTAAAGTCTTTACATACCAATCATCTTTGTTTACTGCTGCGCTATACAACTCCCAGAACCCATTGTGGCCTTTAGGCGTACCAATAAAGACTGCCCATCCTAGTCTGTCTGAGAGTAGCGGCCTAATAATCTCGCCCCATATCCTCGGGCGCATATCAGCGTATTCATCGAGAACGATACCGTCAAGGTACAGACCACGCAAGGCATCAGGATTATCAGCACCAAAGAGTCTAATCCTTGCCCCGTTAACGAGTTCGACCCATAGTTCAGATTGATTAGCCTTTGCAAGGACTGGTTGAGAGTACCTTTGTAGATAGTCCCAAGCAATGTTTTTGGCCTGACTGTAATACGGTGCGACATAGGCGTATCTGCCATCTTCTTTACCTTCGGAGATTGCTCGGTAGATTAAATCTAGGATACAACCCAGAGTCTTGCCGCAGCGTCTATGAGCAACTATAACAGCCCAGCGTTCTTTCCTATCGTGGAAATCTTCAAATACTGTTCTAGGACAGTAGTCTAGTTCGACTTCTAAGACTTCTTCCAACTTACTATCATCTTTATTGGTGAGGTTTCATCACTAGCAAGAGTTGTAGGTAATACCTTACCGATTAGACTTAGGAAAGCATTAGGGTTCTCTTGGGCTTGTAAAGCTAAATAAGCCTCACCACCAGCCGTATCTAATGCGTTGAGTATCATCTGTCTAAGAGTGGCATTGCCCTTGTCTAGAGCGCCTTTAGGTCTACCAGCGCCTATCCTAGCGCCACCTTTTGAATTTTTAGATTGTTTTTCAGTCATATATTGTCAAGTAATTGATATATAAGGCTTTTATTATATCATCCTATGTCTGGGTCGTGGTACTTGTTCATTGCTTTAGCTAATGCTTCTTTACGCTTCATCCTAGCGTTTTCTTTAGCATTAAGCATTTCGCCTTTACCACCCTCTGCTAGAAATGGTGGCTTTCTCTTTTCTTGGCGCATACGCTGTTGTTTCTCTAGCGTTGATTCATGTTCTGGGCGTAATAGAGCATCTTCTTTTTTGTATTTGCGTGTCATATGTTCCATTACATACCTTTCATTTCATATACTTTGCGTAAGCGGCTTCTAACTTAGCCTTGCGTTTGCCTTTAGCATGGGTGCGTTCTTCTGACAATGCGATTGCCAATGCTTGTTTCTTTGGCTTTCCTGCGGCAACTTCAGTTTTATAGTTCTTTCCTACCGATTGGGCGCTGCCCGATTTGTCCATTGGCATATAGTCTATTTCAAGTATTTAAGTTTATAAATGGTGGTATCAATCAATTCTGCTATGTTTGCCAGAATATTGACTAATGCCTGTTCATTGGGTAAGTCGGTTGTTGCTTCTTCTACAAATTTTTTAAGGGATTCCATGTATTTCAGCGCATCTTTCGGCTGATGATAAACATTGGGAAAGGACTTGATTTGTTCGTAACAGCCCATATATGTCTCAATATAGCTATCTACAAAATCTACAATTCCTTCGTAATATTTTTGAAGTGCCTTATGCTGGCTAAATGAATTGGTAGACCAATGGAAGAAATGAGTGTTTGTCGCTGAGTGCAACAAAGTGGCAGCAAATAGGGCAACGGATTCAGTCATAATTTAGTCCTTTCATACATTTTACCAATCTTTCGGCAGCTTCGGGGGAATCTATCCTAGAAACTGTGCCTCCCTGCCAATTAGTCATAAAAGTTTCCTGCGCTGGGGTAAATTTAGCATTACCTACCTTAACTTCTACTAAAGCGCTGGTATTTGCTATCCCTATTAAAAGGTCGGGACAACCCATACCCACTCTAGAAAGGTCTAATACGCTAGCACCAAGTTTTTTAAATGCCTGCATGATTTCTGCATGGTTGGCATCGGTGCGCTTTTTATAATGGGTCATAATTGGGGCTGTATTTGGCAGTTGTTACAAATAAGTAAGAAAGCCGCAAAACTACCCAATTACTGCATCCTACAATGGCGGCTTGACGCCCTTTCATAATTCTAAGCTATCCCAGCCAAATTCTCTTGCAACTTGCCTAGTACGGTTTCTAAAAGCTATCCCATGCTTATCCCAGTTATTTGTTTTCCAAAAACTCATATGACAAATCTCATGCGCTAGGCTACGCTGAACAGTATCAAAATGCTCATTACGCAATCGACTTATAGTAATAATATGAGGTCTTTGTAAATCTTCTTGATAGCGATAGGTAGCCATAGCATCGCTTTCCCGAGTCACCTTAAAGCTAATAAGTTCAGGCGCAGGCAAATCCCAATTACGCATTGGGTGGCAAGATGCCATACAAAGATACAAGTTTTCTAGAATAAATGAGGTTAGTTTCATACTCTGTTTATACAACCACGAAACTCAAACTCATCTTCTCCCGAAACCATAATTAATTCTGGCATTAGCATCCTACCGTTTTCCCAAGACAATAACACTAGTCCAGAACGCCAATCTTTAGGAGAATCTTCCGCATATAAAAACGCATTTGAATGAGGGTCTGCAAGACAACCAGTTTGAACGCCCCAACGAGTTCCCAAGTTAAATGCAGGATTAAAATCTGTAATTGGAAACGCAGATAAATTGTGAGTGTGGCCCGTAATAAAATTCACGCCCGAATTTAAAGAATTTGACCTTGTAGCCCCGAATCCACCTTTCCAACGGTGCTTTATGCAAGTATCCTCGTTTACCCAAAAACTATAGCAAGATTTCCATAAAGGAAAGAAATCTTTTAATTGAGTCATTGGCAAACCTTCTAAAGCGGGGGCGTTTCTAGAGATATAGTTAGTTAGCCTAGCATCGTGATTTCCAGCAGTCCAAATTAAAGGTACTTGGTTAGGCGTAGCTTTTTCAATACCGCCCATCATTTCTTGGCAATATTCAATTTCTTCTTTGGCTGTAGGAGCATCTTCCCAACCCATTCTTGGATGACTAGATATTTGCCCAGCGCCATCCATCATATCCCCATTAGCCACCACCGCTTTTAATTGGCCTTTAAATTCTTTAATCATTAACAAAAGAACTTTATATGCTGTGCTCACTTCCCCTGGTAAAAAATGGGCATCACTAAAAACAATAACCCTTCCTTTATCGAGTATTTCAATGCCTCTACGCACATGACCATGAGTTTGATGAATTTTTCTAATTTGCGGCCTTTTTTCAATTCGCTGGGAATTAAAAGTAGGTAACTCAATGCCTAATCGTAGTTCTATAGATTTGCGCCTAGCCATAACAGACCTAGGATTCATCTTTATTTTTTGAGCTACAAGAGTCGGACTACCTAATTCATTCCAAATCTTTATAAATTCATCATCACTAAATGCTGGGTTGTATGGCATAGAAGCCCTATAAGTTAGCCTACACTAATAAATCCTTGTTCAAAAAGTTGACCAATGGTCTGACGGTGTGCACTCTCCCACACCTCAACCCGTTGGGCCTTATCAAGCGATTTGCCCTGGTCGATATTCGCATGGCAGCGATAACAGAGAGAGGCAATTCGGTAATCTGCAGCTTTAAGTCCTCGACCCTTGCCGTCACGAAGCTGATTACTGTGCGCTGCAACAACTGTCCCATCTTCAGCCCCACATAGTTGGCAAGGTAATTGTCTGGCTAATTCTAATAGTTTTTTATTACGATACATTAGCCCACGCATACCATTCTGAATAATATTGTTTAAATGAATCAAATCCGTTTCCAACATGGATACACCTTCCCTGTGGCTGCACTAAATAAAACTTATCAACAACAGTTTGTTCATCAGTATTTCCTATAATAATCAATACGATAAAGTTAGGTAAGGAAGCTAATGATTGTAATAGCATCTTTTGACCCACGCTAACTGTTTCCTTAGGTCTTTTCCATTCCATGACCAAAAACCGCCCTTTTCGCTCACATATACCGTCTACATTACTTGGTACAAAGTTAGGGTTATCCGCTATTAAACCCTTAAATTCACCATAATCGGTATGGGTGGGGTTTGAGCGCATGAGCTTCATAAACCTGCTACTTTGTCCTCTAGCTCTTGAGCCGTATCAGTCAAAACACAAGCTATTTCATGAGCTTTATCAAATTCCCTTTTTATTAAAGCGCTAAATAGTTCGTTTTGCAGGTTTTTTAACCTAAGTAATGCGTCTGCCCAATCATTCATCGTGTCATTTTCTCCAAGTTACGGTTACTGGCTTGTTCGGTGCGCCAGGCATCAAATTTCATTTGGGCTATAGTCATAGTCCATTTAAGTTTTTCAACATTTTTAGTAGCTTGTCCAATGGCTTTGCAATGGTTTTGATATTCTTGACTAGCGCTTGCATCACGCTCCTGTGCGCCTAGACTTGATGCCCCTGATTCAATCATCTTAATTGCTTTAAGACTGCTTTTAAATGCTTCCATTTCTGCTAATTCGCCTTTAGCATCCGATAAAGCATCTTTGTTATCTTCTATTGTTTGTATTGCATCATGCGGGTCAAAGTCGTTCAATTCTTTCTCCTATCCATTTCATTACAGGGACAGCCATAGAATTACCAAGGGCTTTGTATCTTGGGCCATCAGGACAATTTTCTTTAATATTTGTATAGTTATCTGGAAAACCTTGCAATCTTTCACATTCAATTGGTGTAAGTCTGCGAACTGCTAAATCTGCAACAACTCCATGCACATCAATTACATTTAAAGTAAAAGATTGTTCTTCTTTATAACCAGAACCATTTGCATTTTGACTTGTAGAGCCAGCGCCTTGTAAAGCAAAAGTATTAATTATTGTTTTTTGAACAAATGGCACATTCCCCCCCCCTGTTCCCCATGAACTAGTTACTGTTTGGCAAACATTGCCCATTTCTTTAACTCTGCTATCGCTTGGATGGTTTTCATAAACCATCATAGTAAAACCATCGGCTCTAGAATAATCATTAGCAGTTGTTTCCAAAGTTGATGCTATTTTTTCAGACACTATTAGCTTCCCCCCCCCCC